CCCTGTTAGTGGAGTGGTTACCACTGATGGGCCACGCTGGCTGATTACCAAGTCAGCTAGTAGCTGTTCCTTCGCAGCGATTGTGCTGCTGTATCGAGGTATCTCGATGTTACACTAGTCCAACTTCCACAAAGTGAAAGGAGGAGGAAAGATGTCCAAAAGACAACCTTCCAGAGTGAACACTGTGATACTGAGCTCAATACCGATGAACCGAAAGGTGAAGAGGTATTGGATCAGCAAGTACGAGAGAATTGCGACGAATTGTGGGACGGAAGAAGCTTGTAAGAAATTCAAGCAACTTCGTGTTGTCTTGTTAAATTACAAGTCGGACCCGAACCGCAAATCCAATCTGGATAAGTACTTAAGCCAGACGGGCTTTCGTACAAATGGTATGCTGCGTGCCTTATTTCAGACATGTGACTGCCAGCCTCAATTCGTTCTGAATTTTCTGAAGATCTATTCAGCTCCGACCAAGGACCGTAAGGACCTTGAGACGACTGGAAAAGAGACCCAGAGAAGGTTGGAATCGGTTAAGGCCAATCCCGCTGTTCCCAAGTATCTCTCAGCTTGGTTATCTCTTCTTTGGAAGAGACCCTCTGAGTCTTACAAGGTTGCAGCTAGCGAGAATCACCCGCTTCACCGCGCCCAAACCCTTCATTCTTATGAAGAGTGGAAGACGTATTGGTTCAAGTGGAGAAACATTCTCATGAAAGGTTGGAAGTCGGGGCAGCACCTCGACTATAAACAGGTCTTCCCAGAAGTCTATAAAGACTACAAGTCATTGACTCAAAGTTCTGACTCTTATGAGAAAGACTTTGCTCAGTTAGTGGCTATGCATGTTCCCGAAGAACGTATGTTCGTAGGGATGGGTGCTTTGAGTGACCAGAGTATCCATTTTGTAGATGAATTTCTGGCGGATGACGTTGCCTCTGAACTCCAGAGGATCCTCAATTCTGAAGATGACGGAGTTATCCGGCATTGGATGTCGTATCACCCTTTTATGGGTATCGGCGTCGGGGAGGTTCAACACCTTCCTAAGAAGGGCGGCGGCACAGACTATAGAGACATAGCTGTACCGAACAGATTCCTCCAGTCAGCCTTGGAACCCATTGCAAATAGGCTTTACCACCTTCTGCGATGCCTTCCAAAAGATGCTACGTTTGACCAGTCACGCTTTGACACAGTACTTGTGAATCGTGTCACGAATGATTCCTTGTATCAGGGGTCAGTGGACCTTTCAAAGGCCACCGACAATCTTCCAAGAAATTGGGGGATAGCCATAGTGGAGAGTCTTATGACTCACTGCTACCTCACCCCGGAGGAGCGTTTGCTCAGGCAAATCTTTGGCGATGAGTGTCCTAGTCAGGAACTCGAAAGACGTGAGCGAGCTTCCTGGACACTGTTCCAAGAAGTGAGCTCGGCGAACTGGGTTGATGCAGACCGTTACGTGGATCAATGGATGGTTGGCCAGCCGCTCGGATCCTTACCGAGCTTCGCACTGCTGGGAATCACTCACAACCTCTACGTAGAGGCAATGGGATGTTCGCTTGGACTTCTTCATAGTCCTTACGTTGTCCTTGGAGATGACTTAGTTGTCTTCAATCGACGTTTGAGAAAGAAGTACATTAAGGAAGCGATCTCTCGCTCTATACCTCTCTCTTTGTCGAAGAGTTATTCTGGCGATCTCTCTGAGTTCGCAGGGAAGCTTTTCATAAAGAGTTGCGTGCCATTCCACTGTACAGACCATGGACCACTCACCTGGCAATCTTTGATGGACTATCAGAGAGCGACTGGGATCTGGATCCCCTGGAGTAGTCTCCCCAGG